TGGAGCGCGGAGGCGTGATCCAGAATCCGAATACTTATACGATCACCACCAGCAGCATCGTGTTCGACTCGGCGGTTCCAAGCGGAATGTCGATCAGCATTCGCAATCTCGGTGTTGCCCGGAACATCAACGAGTCGGTTACCTCGGCCATGCTGGTCAACGACTCGGTGACTGCCGCCAAGATCGCCACGGGTGCCGTTGGGTCTGATGAACTGGCTTCCAACTCGGTCATCACGGCGAAGATTGCTGACGATGCCGTGACCTATGCCAAGATGCAGAATGTCTCGGCTACCGATAAGGTGCTTGGGCGTTCTACTGTTGGTGCGGGAAATGTGGAAGAGATTACTTGCACCGCCGCTGGTCGGGCTTTGCTTGATGATGCCAATCCGGAGGCCCAGCGAACGACTCTTCAACTGGGTGCATTGGCCATCAAGAACACGATTGTTGATGCCGATATTGACGCTGGGACTTTGATTTCGGCTTCTAAGGTGGCCCCGTTGAACTACATGCCTAAGCCGCAGACGGCTATTGGAGTTGGCCAGATGCTTGTTCGATGGGCGGGAGCCAATTCCGGAGCGGTATCTAGTGTGCAGATCGGTGCAACCGGATCGACATGGGCCTACTGGGCGGCGGAAATCCCCAATGGGCTGCTGGCTGCCAACGATCAACCCGGATATGTCGGAGTGGTCACTACAGCCACCACCATCCAGTCCTCGACCACTAGCCGTGGCTTGATCATGTTCGCCATCCGACTTGCCTAAAGGATCCACATGCCGACCATCCTCAATCCCGAAATGACCTCTGGTCTACTCAAGACCGCCAACAAACTGTCGGAGATGGCTACTGATCAGGAGACCCAGCAAGATGCCATGGGAAACATCGGGGTCAACTATGCGATCCCAGTTGGAACCATCCTTCCTTACGGTGGCACGATTCTTCCCGGTGGATTCCTGACTTGCAATGGCGCAGCGGTTAGCCGTTCCGCATATGCGACTTTGTTCAGCATTATTGGAACTGCTTTTGGCTCTGGAAACGGCACGACCACATTCAATCTCCCGAATGTCACGGGAGGGCTGACGGTATCCTCTGGAACCGTGGTTTACATCATCAAGTTCGACTTCGTCAGCGGATTGGTCCCGGCATGAGCCTCCACAACGAGTCCGAAATAATGCTGGCCATCGGTCGCCTTGAAGGCAAGGTAGACACGCTGATCCAGATGCAGCGAATGCAGGAAGATCAGATCAAAAACCATGAAGAACGACTTCGGCAACTGGAGCATTCGCGGGCTTTTGCTATGGGCATGGCTGCGGCTGTCGGGGCTGGGGTCTCTGTTGCGCTCAATCTCATTGTGAAAGCACTCTCCTAAAGGAACAACATGGCAGTCATTCGCGTCATTAATGCACAGACGATCTCTACCTCTCCTACCGACTCCTCCTCGGTCGCACCGGATCTCCAGCCTGACCAGTATGGAACGGTGATTGTCACCCACAGCGGCTCCCGCCTCTCCCCCAGCAGCACCGTTGCGGCCTTCCTTCAGGGTTCGCTGGATGGCGGTACGACTTGGTTCGACATTGAGCCCATGAAGCCCAGCGACACCACTTACATCAACGGCAACGCCAATTCGTGGTGCCGAGTCGTTCCGCTGGTGAAGATGCTGCGAGTCCGCATCGTCAACGGTGGTGGTCTGGTGTACAACGCTTGGGTGATTGAGTAATCAACAGGAGCCGTCATGGCATTGAGCAAGATCATCGCTTCTCGGCACAATCGCAGGACCACCCTGATCCCTTTTCCGGGCACGGTGGATGACGGCTCCACGCTCTCGCTCGACTTCACCACGGGCGTCCTCGACCCGCGCCTGACGTTCACGCGCAGCACCAACGCCACCTTCATCAACTCGCAGGGGTACGTGCAGTTTGCGAATGCAAACTTGATGACCTATAGCAATCCGCGTCAAACAGGAACTGCATGGGCTGTGACCGGAAGCGTTACATGGGGAAGCAGCACACTTACTGATCCAACCGGAGGATCAGCCGCACAGTCAATTACGTTTGGAACTACTGGTTCTGCCATTTTCAACACAACCGGAACTACTGTTGTTTCCGGAATCACGCATACTTTCTCGGTGTGGATGCGCTCCGCAACTGGAACTACAAATGTCCGAATCGGAGATGCAAATGTCGCTCCGGTCGCAACAGCGACACTCACTACGACATGGCAGAGATTCAGTTGCCAGTACACGACATCTGGAACCAATGACGGTGGAGCGATCTACAGTCAGACTGGGACACCAAGCGCAGAGTTCTACGTATGGGGCGCACAGGTGCAACCGGGCAGCATTGTTGGGGAACTGATACAGACAAGCGGAACAATCAACACCAACACCCCCCGCTTCGACTACGACCCGACCACGCTCCAGCCTCGCGGACTGCTGATTGAGGGAAGCGCGAACAACATTCAGCCGTATAGCACGGATCTATCGCAAACTGGCACATGGGCGCAGCAGGGTTTGGTCGGTGTCACCGCAAATGTTTCCGGCATTGTCGATCCGGCTAATGGAACAAGTGCATCCAAAATCAGATCCAGCAGCGCATCTTCAACATCTCATCTTGTGTATTCAACACTTGCAACTGTGAGTGGAACTGCATACACGATGAGTGCGTGGGTTCGTGCGGCCGAGTACAACTTTGCAGCATTGCACTTTGCAAGCGGTGCAAATCGCTATACTGTAGTTTTTAACTTGACTACTGGGGCTGTTACACAGACTACGCCGTATGGGTCGCCGACCGGAACAGGAAGCAAAGCAGTCAAGTTTGGCGATTGGTGGCGATTGTCGTTGACTATGAACGCCGCCGATACGACTTCATATCCGCATATTTGCTTGAGTTCGACCGCAACGCCATCAGTCAATGCTTTCGGTCAGCCAGCATTTACCGGAACATCGGAAAGCGGTGTGTATGTTTGGGGCGCACAACTAGAAACAGGCTCCGGCGCATCCTCGTACATCCCGACCGGGGCAAGTCAGGGGAGCAGGGCGGCGGATTCCTGCGTGATGACCGGGACGAACTTCTCGTCGTGGTATCAGTCTGCTACCGCCGGAACCGTCTACTGCGAGTTTGATAATCCGCGAGCAAATCTCGGAGTTGCACAGACTCCTGCTCCAGCAAATCTTGGCAACTATTCCGCTGGAAATCTGCTGTCTGGATATCTCGGCGGGTATCCGGTCGGACAAGGATTTGCTGCTGCTGTTTGGGGCAACGGTGGTACGGACTTTCAGTCAGCAACAGTTGCAACAGCCGTGTCGGTTGCTCTTGGAAACAAGGGGGCATTCGCGTTTACTGGTCAATCCATTGTGGGTGCTTTCCGTGGATTCTCTAGTGCGACAGCGACAACAACCGGAACGGTAAACGCAAAGACAGTTCTATATGTCGGAGCCAATGGCACGGGCGGAACTTCCACTAGAGATTTCCTGAACTCCTGCATTCAGCGAATCAAGTTCTTCCCGACTCAATACACCGCAGCACAACTCCAAGCCCTGACCACCTGACATGGACTACCTACTCCGCTCAACCACCGAGTCCGACCTCGACGATGCCCTCATCGCCGCAGGGCTTGCCGAGGAAGTCACCGACGAGGACGGCGAGGTCATGGTGCTGCCCGTCACGGGGGTAACGCTCGACCGCATCGGGCCGATCCCGGCGCAGGTGGACGAGGAGGGCGTGATCCTGCGCCCCGGCGACAACCGCTACCACGCGAACCTCCGCGTGTCGTTCACGCTGGACAAGGCGCAGGAGGACGAGTTGCCTCTTGTTGATCCGCCTCCGTCGATTCCTTACAGGGTATTCATTTGAACAAGAAGATCCTAGAACAGATTCACAACGCTCTTGCAGAGGAACTTCTGCGGAAGATCGCTGATGGGTCTGCAACCTCGGCGGAACTCAATGTCGCCCGTCAGTTCCTGAAGGACAACGGCATTGACTGCGCTCCGGATGTCAGTCAGCCCATGCTGAACCTTGCCCAGATCATGCCGTTCGATGAAGAGGCCGCGTGAGCGAACTTGAACGAAAACTCAAGGACTTTCGCAACTTCGTCTTCTTGGCGTGGGACCACCTCGGTCTGCCCGAGCCGACACCCATCCAACTGGACATCGGCCAGTACCTCCAGAAGGGCCCCCGTAGGCGCGTCATCCAAGCGTTCCGTGGGGTGGGCAAGAGTTGGCTTACTAGTGCTTATGTGGTCTTTAGGCTGTTGCACGACCCCAAGTTGAACGTGCTGGTGGTCTCCGCTTCCAAGCAACGGGCGGATGACTTCAGTACCTTCACCCTCAGGCTGATCAACGAGATCCCGATCTGCCAGCACCTGAAGCCTCGGGAAGACCAGCGCAACTCCAAGATCGCCTTCGATGTCGGCCCTGCCCCCGCCTCTCAGGCTCCCAGCGTGGTTTCCAAGGGAATCACCTCCCAGATCACGGGTAGCCGTGCAGACCTGATCATCGCGGACGATGTGGAGAGCCTCAACAACTCCGCTACCTTCCTGATGCGGGACAAGTTGCTGGCCTCCATCGCGGAGTTTGAGGCAGTCCTGAAGCCGGGTGGAGAGGTGATCTACCTCGGTACTCCCCAGACGGAGCAGTCGATCTACCACGGGCTGCACGAAAAGGGCTACGACACCCGGATCTGGCCAGCAAGGTACCCCGAGGCGAGGCTCAGGACGGCTTTCGGAGGCAAGTTGGCCCCGATGCTGGTCGAAGGCAAGGAGGGCGAGCCCACCGATCCTCGACGCTTCAACGCGATTGACCTAATGGAGCGAGAAGCGTCCTACGGGCGCACCGGGTTCGCCCTCCAATTCATGCTCGACAGCACCCTGAGCGATGCCGACAGGTACCCGCTCAAGTTGTCTGACCTGATTGTGCTGGGTCTGAACCCCGAGAATGCCCCCGAGAAGCCGATCTGGGCAGCGAACATCGGCAATGTGGTGAAGGACATCCCCTGCGTTGGGTTCAACGGAGACCGATACTACGGTCCCATGGACATCCATGGCAAGTGGATCCCCTACGAGGGCGGAATCATGGCCATTGACCCCTCGGGCCGTGGCGACAACGAGACCGCCTATGCGGTCGTGAAGATGCTGAACGGGTTCCTGTATGTCACCGCTGCGGGAGGTCTCCGTGGCGGGTATGACGCAGGGACGATGGAGCAGTTGGTTCGGATCGCCAAGTCCAATGCCGTCAACAAGATCATCGTTGAGTCGAACTTCGGTGACGGCATGTTCTCGGAACTGCTGAAGCCCTACCTCCTGAAGCAGTATCCCTGCACGGTGGAGGAGATCCGGCACAACATCCAGAAGGAACGCCGGATCGTTGACACCTTGGAGCCCGTGATGAACCAGCATCGTCTGGTCATCGATACCGGGGTGATCCGGAACGACTACGAGTCCACCAAGCAGTATGCCTCCGAGAAGGCCCTCCAGTACAGCCTGATGTGGCAGATGAGCCGCATTACCCGTACCAAGGGTGCCTTGGCCTACGATGACCGTCTGGATGTCCTCAGCATGGCCGTGGGCTTCTGGGTGGAGCAGATGGCTCAGGATGTCAACCGAAAGATGGCCATCCGCAAGGCCGATCTGCTGGATTCCGAGTTGGAGCGGTTCATGGAACACGCCATCGGGCGCAAGCCCAGAGGTACCACATGGATGTGACGAAGCGCGACGAGGACTACGAGTGGGCCACCCTGATTGTCCACCACGCCTGTCTGGCCATCCTGAGGTACGAGGACCATCTAAGGAGCAAGGACTCCATTAACGAGGCGAAGGCGTTGGCCAAGGCCATGCGCGAACTGAAGGAAATGGTCCCCGAAGAGATCTTGGAGGTCATGCGTGTCTAATCCCTGCAAGGGCAAGGCCCTGAACAAGCCGTGGCGAACCCCCGGCGGCAACAAGAAGTCTGCCGTCTGCGTCAAGGACGGGGAGAAGACCAAGGTGGTCCGCTTCGGAGACCCCAACATGAAGATCCGAAAGAACGAGCCGGGTCGCCGGAAGAACTTCCGGGCCAGACACAACTGCGACAACCCCGGTCCCAAGACCAAGGCTCGGTACTGGTCTTGCCGTGCTTGGTAAGAAACTGCTACAGTTATTTCTTACTGTAGCATTGGCAATCAAGAACTTTAACTTCCACTTTTGAGAACAACAATGCCCAAGATTCCGAAGAAGGTCAAGCAGATCGCCCACTCCCTTGAGAAGAAGCAGGGCATGGCCGCTGGTAAGGCATACGCCATCGCCAACGCCTCCTACAACAAGATGCAGATCAAGAAGGGGAAGTAATGGCCAAGGAACGGGACTACAAGGAGGAATACCGTAAGTACCACGGTACCCCCGAATACCGCAAGGATCGGGCTTCTCGGAACAAGATCCGCCGCAAACTTGAGAAGCACGGCAGGGTCCGCAAGGGTGATGGCAAGGACATCGACCACAAGGACGGCAATCCAAGGAACAATCGAATGTCGAACCTCCGGATCGTGCCCAAGTCGGTCAACAGAGCCAAACGCTAGGGAGATGCCATGGTCATCAAGTGGTTTCCTTACGAGATCCCCGTAATAACCATGAAGATGCCCAAGGATGAGTTTGGTGAATTCTTCTTCTTTCCTTCTCCTAGAATCCATATCTCAGAGGAACTAAAGGGTACTATGTACTCTAGTACTCTCCTACATGAGGTCTTGGAAATGGTGAATGAAGTACATGACCTAGGGTTGTCTGAATCCAAGATCAGGACTCTGGAGGTCTCCCTCAGCCAGATCTTCTCGTCCAACCCGGACCTCCTGAAGCCACGGGCTCCAGAATGCCCTCAGAACGATTCGGGCGACGAAGATGACTCCAGACCCGTCCTGACCCAAGGAATCGATCCTAGGGCATCCTAGGGCCCTTAGAAGGGATTGTGGCGGAACTGGCAGACGCGACAGACTCAAAACCTG